ATTTTTTTTGCCAACAAGATGGGAAGCAATTTTTATAAGAATTTTATTTTGGATATCCATAGTGGTGTTGAGCTTTTCAATGTTGTCACTGATAGACATCAGCGCGGTAGCAACATTGTCTCCATCCTCAGTAGTCAAGTATGCAGCCAATGTTTCATCCATAGCTTCCATTTCAAGGTTGAAGTCCCCATCTTCTTCTTCCTCGTCATCGTCATCGTCTTCGTCTTCCTCTTCCTCTTCCTCTTCCGGGTTCAAATCAAATTCATCTTCTTCTTCTGGAAGATCCTCGAATGCTACTTTGCTATTGCGTGTGCTCATGATTAAAATATACAGTCCATTAAAATCTGAGCGATTTTTCGCGAGTGTAAAATTTTCAGCTGAAAAAAAATGTTGGCATATAGTATAACAAACATACAAAATGGCTGGTGGTCTTATGCAACTCGTAGCTTATGGTGCTCAGGATGTCTACCTCACCGGTAGCCCCAAAGTAACCTTTTTTCAGGCGGTGTACAAGAAGCACACCAACTTCGCGATGGAGAACATCGAGCAGACTGTGAACGGTACCGCCTCCAACAGCGGCCGCCTATCCGTGACTGTTGCCCGTAACGGTGACCTGGTTGGTGAGATGTACCTCGAGCTAGAAATCGCGGCTGGCCTACTCAATACGTCCGCCGCGGATCAGACTGTTGCTAACCCAAGAGGTGACACTTGCTGGGTCGCCGAGCGCGCCGTTGCTGACATTGAGCTCACCATTGGTGGTCAGCGCATTGACAAGCACTATCAACGCTGGTGGCGCCTATACTCCGAGCTTTACCTTGACGATGCCAAGAAAGCTCAGTGGGGCAAGATGACTTCCACCGTTTCAGCGAGTGACAACCCCGTCGATTTCACAACCTCCAAGGGTAAGGTCTACCTACCCCTCATCTTCTTCTTTAACCGTAACCCAGGTCTATTCCTACCCCTCATCGCCCTCCAATACCACGAGGTCCGCCTCGACATTGACCTTGGCGATAAATACACTAGCTACTTCGGTGCTACTGCCCCCAAAGTCTGGGCCAACTACGTGTACCTCGACACCGAGGAGCGCCGCCGCTTCGCGCAGAAGGGTCACGAGTACCTCATTGAGCAGGTGCAGCACACTGGTACCGACACAGTCACTGTTGGTAGCACCAAGCAGGTACGTCTATCCTACAACCACCCAGTAAAGGAGCTTGTGTGGTGCTATTCCAATACCTCAACCGTTGCCAACACAAACGCTCTATGGAACTTTACTGGTCCAGAAACCTCACATGTTGTAATGACCGTCGACCCAAGTGCCACATCAAATGTGGATGTGGGTGATCTCCAATTACGCCCAGGTGTTGCGGGTGGTTGCCCACACCTACTTGTTAGTAGCAATGCATCGGTCACCGGGTATACCTACTGGTCAGAGGAAGGTGTTTCTGGTAGTGCCACTAAACAATGTGCTCCTCTACAGACCTTCAAGCTCATCCTCAATGGTCAGGACCGCTTCAAGGAGCAATCCGGTAAGTACTTCAACCAGGTTCAGCCCTACAACCACCACAGCGGTAACCCTTACCCAGGTATCTACTGCTACTCTTTTGCCCTCAAACCCGAGGAGCATCAGCCAACTGGTACCTGCAACTTCTCCCGTATTGACAACGCCCAGGTTTCAGTGCAGACCAAGGCGGCCTCAGGTTGCGAAGTTCAGTCCATGTTCGCGGTTAACTACAACGTTCTCCGCATTCAGTCAGGTATGGGTGGTCTAGCCTTCTCCAACTAAATTTTTTTTATAGGATATTTTTAAAAAAAAATTAAAAATAAATAAATTTTTAAGAACTTAATTAAACAAATGAACTCTTAAAAATTTAAAAATGAATTCCACAATTATTGATACTCTTGGATACACTGGAACATGCATTCTTGGTGTGACAATGCTTCCACAGGTATATAAAACATTTTCAGAAAAAAAGGCAAATGATCTTTCACTATCCTATTTATTTTTACAATTTTCTGCAAATGTTCTTTTCATAATTTATGGATATTTCATCCACAGTTTACCAGTTGTTATTAGCAATTCCATAGTTCTTTTGTGTTCATTTTCTTTGATTTATGCAAAATATCGTTATAGGTCATATCTTCCAATTTAAAAAAATAATTAATACATATATTAAGAAAAAAATGAAAGTATTTACAGACGGGAGTTGTCTGGGAAATCCGGGTAGTGGAGGTTTCGGAGCTATTGGTATAGAAAATGATGATGAAATTATTTTTCAAGTGTCTGGTTGCGAAAAGAACACAACCAACAATATCATGGAACTCAAAGGTGCAATACATGGGATTAAAAAAGCCAAAGAATATGGATATGAAGAATTCACTATTTACACAGATAGTAATTATGTTATGAAAGGAATAACAGAATGGATAGAAAAATGGATTAAAAATAATTGGAGAGCATCAAATGGAAAAGAAGTAAAAAATAAGGAGCTTTGGAAACGACTTTATGAATTGAAAACTCCGAAGATCCAATTTATATGGGTAAAGGCTCATAATGGAAATAAATGGAATGGTGAAGTGGATAAATTAGCTAGAACTTGTGCAACAACTCAATTTTCTCCATAATCGTCACTTAACATTTGATTAAACTCATCTTCTGACATGTTGTTGTTGTTGTTGTTGTTGTTGTTGTTGTTGTTTTTGAAAAATACATTTAAATCAAGTACATCATGTTCTTCTAAATCCTTTATTGGACAAACCTGATTAAATATTTTAATAAAAAAACTTGTAGCTGTTTTGATGGAAATTTTAGTATCATTATTATTATTGCACAATATATCTAAAAATTTATTGAACAAACCAAATACTTTTTCTGCTGTATCTTTTTCTTCCTGTGTTTTAAATTCTGCAACATTATTATCATATTGTGTTTTTATATAATTCTTAATTTCAGAGCATGTTTTTTCATCATTACTTTCAGAATTATTTAACATAGCAACTAATTCATCTTTTGATTTTATTAAGACAGGTGATTTACAGCTCGTGTATTGCATAGTATAAATGAAATTTTGAAACAATTCACGAAGCTCTTCATTCATGTCTTCACTAATTTTTATATTAATACCTTTTTCCGTGTTGTAATTGTTTTTCTTAGGAAATCCAAGGATCTGTTTGCCCATAGCCCAATAAATACCAAAAAATATTGCGGCTGCTAAAAAAATTATTAACCCTACGGTTAATCCTACTGATAATTTACAATTACTTTCACCCATTGTTTTATTATTATTTAGAGAAAAAAAAATAATAATAAAAAATGATCAAGTCTATTGTAAAACAGGCTTGGAAGGTTGGTGGTATTTATTTTGTATGGGCTACTTTACATTATACTTCTAGCCATTTATACACTCATTTTTGTACACCCTTAAATTTTTATGGGTTTATTTCTTCTCCGTTTTTAATTACGTCGCCACATTGTTATGGATTTCGATGGTGTATTAATCATGGGTCAGATGCCCTAAGTTCTATGTGGGTAGTTTTAGGAACTTGGTTTTTAAGTTGTTTTTCATGGAAGAAAGAAGAAGAAACAAACTCTAATTAAAAATAAAATATGTAAGTAAAAATGGAAATCCAAAACAGTGATTCATCAAGTTGGTGGACTGATTTAGAAGATGAAAGATTACCTAAATTACCTGAAAGTTGACGTGATCAGGGTTTATTAACCCCCGAATATGATAAATGGTTACGTGAAACTTATCCTAATAAAAGATAAATATACTTAAAGAAAATAAACATTGTAATAGTAGTGAACAAAGCAAGTAAAAAGGTTTTGTAGCTCAGTTGGTTAGAGCGCGGTGCTTATAGGTCCAATTCACAAAGTGAATTGTCTTAGAAGACTTATACAAGTTACATCGAGGTCTTGGGTTCGATCCCCAACTTAACCAAATATCGTTATTTTTTACATTTGAAACAAAATAAACTTATTTTATTATACACAACAACTACAACTAACATAATGACTGAACTAATCCGTATTCCAAATATTGAAAACTATACTCAGGAAATTATTAATGGAGAACTTATACTTACACCAAAAAAACAATACATGACAGAGAATGAACTTAATAGCACACAGATTACAAAGTCAACGATTGAAGAATGTTTAATCAAAAAAGAAGAAGAAACCATATCAATAAACACGAATTATCGGTCTGTTTTACTTGATATATGGAAATCAATGCCATCT